AGTTATATAGATGATTATTGAGATGAAGTTGAATATGAAGAATGGAAACATCAATTTAATAATAGAGAATTAGTAAGTAAAGAAAGCTGACTATGGCAATTCGTGTGTGAGAATAAGATGTTAGATGCTGATTATGATTATGAGTGATGGGCTTTAGTAGATGCAGAAGACTGATGTATTTCTGAACACGAAACTTGATGTAGAGAAATTCAAACCAATACAGACTGGGGATACCGACTAATAGAATCAGCCTTGAAAGATGAGTCAGAATTAGGACAGCTTTTACTTGATAATATTAAGATAGATGCCATATAAAGATAAAGAGAAAGAAAGAGCTTATAGGAGAGAATGGAATAAAAAACGGAGAGAAGAACATAGAGATTATTATAGAAACTACAACAAAGAATATAGGGAAAGGAAGAAAGAATTTAACTTACCTTGTAAATGAGCTATGAAACTTATTTGAATATACAGTGATGGAGTTAAATATTGATATGCAGTATATCAATGAGAATGAAAGATAACGCTTGAAGAATATACAGTATGAATGAATTTTACAGGTTGATTTTCATTTAACCCTACGCTAAAAACCTATACATTAGAAAATCTATGAGAGGTTGATATAAAGAATATACAAGAACTTTGTAATAGTGTAGTAAAATAATAATCAGACTTTTATATTATTTATTACAAATGAAAGACTACTGCATGGAATGCTTACAAGTCAACAATGCTATTACACGGCTTGTGGATAAATTCTGAAAAAAATACTACGATTGAGACTTCAAGATGTCACGAGTTGAACGGCAAGATGAAGAATTACATTATAATTTTGAGATGAATCAGAATTATTGGAATATAGATGAGGTATATACGGCTTTATGGTATGATATACCGAAAAAGATACTGTTCAAATACTATGAGGAGAGATTAGATAAAGCATTAAAGCACGAAACAATGCAAAACTTAAAGAACTTTTACTTTATGAATAGTAAAAAATAAAGATGACTAAAGAAAACTGTAAACATAATCATTTAATAATGAAAGATTGAGTCGGTATGGCTGCAATATTTGATGAAGATTCAGAAAAATATGTTCATCATTTTAAGGCTGAATGTACTGATTGTTGAAAAAATGTATTGATACCGTGTAAAAGAGATTGATTATTTACGCCTTTTGAAAGATGAATGAATGGCTTGATTGAAGACTTAAAAGAGGTTTGAGATATAGAATTGAACGAGGAGGGAAGAATAATCAAAATAACTCCTTTTGAGTGACAAAATATCAAAATAGATGACGAACAGTAAGAAAATCAGACTTTTATTTCTTTTTTAAAGAGATGAATAAAGAACTTATAGAAACCTTAATTGTTTTATTAGCAACGATTATCGTATTATTACGAGCTTTTATATTTCAGTAAAATAATTTTTATTTTTTAAATATATCAAAATGGGATTTAAAGATATGAAAGACGAAAATGATATTATTAAATTTTTGGAGGATGAAAATGTAAGTAACAGTGTTTTTAGTTTCGTTTGAGAAATGATAGAAACAATTGTTCAATTACAGATAGAAAACGAGAAACTTAAGAAACTTTTAGATTGAAAAAAAGAATGATAATACAGACAGCAATAGATATTCTTGTAATATTCTGAACGGTTGCTTGAATCGTTTTCGTTATCGGAATGCTTATAAAGTTTTTAGATAAAATGTTTTAGAGAAATGCAATGTATAAAGTGTTGAGAATATTCTTGAAGTTGTGACTTTTGTAGAATATGCAAAGAAATTTTAGGGAATGCTACTGCTCTTGTATCTCAAAACAAAAAGAAAATAATGAAGCTTGTTTTGATGAATAAATATACAAAAGACCGATTTGACAAGTTTATTCTCTACACTGAAAACATTATAAAATATTGAAGTATTGTTCTTGAGTATAGAAACAATAAAGAAAATGAAATAAACAAAAGACTTGAGACAAAAATAAAAAGAATAGCTTGAAAAAAAACTTATAAAAATTAAATAACTAATAAATTTTATTTTTTAGAAAACGAAGATGAGAAAACGAGGAATTTTTGTTTTGTTTTCTGTTTGTTTATTTTTGGTTTGATGTGGATGACCATCATACGAAGATGCAGAAATGCAAAAACTACATAATCAGATAGTTGAATGTTATAGTTTTACTCCTACTTGTGAAGAATATCAAGAACATAAAGCTAATTGAGATAAAGATATAGGGAAATATATTATGTTTAATAATTCTGAGATGTATGAAAACGACTGTAAGGAATTGATTCTAAAATTGATGAAGAAAGACCTTGATTTAAATCTTGATAAAGGCGAGGAATGAATAGAGGTAACAAATACTTCTCTTGAATATTATGCTTGATTAGAAAGGTGACGAAAAGAAAAAATGGAGCCAGAAATACAAAAATATACTATTTGAGAGTGTTAAAAAATAACAGAAAGAGAAATCTGACTATACTGAAGTCAGATTTTTTATTTTGTAAAAATAAAAATGGTAGATACTCCAGAAATGAAGATAAAAATAACTGCTGAAACGGATGATTCTCAGATTAAAAAAGAATGAGAAAAGGCTTGAAAAGAAATTGCTGAATGAGTTTGAAAATGAACGAAAAGTAATAAAGGAGCTATTGCTGAAATATGAAAAGATGCTTGAGAAACTTTTGGTAAATCTTTTTCTGATAAAGTAAACGATTTCCTTTTTAAACAACTCAAGTTCGAAACAATAAAAGACGCAATTGTAAATATCTGAACTCAGATTAAAGATTTTCTCGTTGATTCTGTAGACCTTGCTAATAAATACGAGAGTGCTTTTGCTTGAGTAAGAAAAACGGTGGATTGAACGGAGGCAGATTTTAAGAAGCTTGATAGTTCTTTAAGAAAGATGGCTAAAGAAATCCCTATCGCTTATGAAGATTTGGCAAGTATTATGGAGCTTTGAGGACAACTTGGAGTAGATATTCAGAATATGGATAAGTTTACGAAAGTGATTGCTGAATTGTGAGTTGCTACTAATATGACCGCTGAAGAATCGGCTCAAATGTTGGCACAATTTGCTAATATCACGAATATGGACTTGAATGATATTGATAAATTGTGAAGTGTAATCGTTGCTTTAGGAAATAATTTCGCAACCACAGAAAATGATATTACAAACTTCGCGAGTAGAATTGCAGGAGCTGGACAGATAGCTTGAATATCACAAGCGAATATTATGGCTATTGCTACGGCTTTTAGTTCCGTATGAATAGAGGCAGAGGCTTGAGGTACGGCAGTTCAGAAAGTTTTACTTCAAATGAATAATGCAGTTGTTCAAGGAGGAGATAAGCTTGAACTTTATGCAAAAACCTTATGAGTAACGGCGGAGGAATTTAAGACCCTTTTCGATGAACATCCTGAAAAGGCTTTTGAAGAATTTGTTAAAGGTTTGAGTACTGCTTGAGATGAGGCTCAACTTGTTTTGTCTGAATTGTGATTAAATGATGAAAGATTAACAAGAGCTTTCCTTTCTCTTGCTCAAAATAGCAATGTATTAACAAATGCAATAGAGATGAGTAACGAGGCACGAGATGATAACCTCGCACTTATGAATGAAGCAGAACAAAGATTTGCAACTACTGAAAGTCAATTGATAATGTTACAGAATGAAAGAGCGAATTTGATGGCTTGAGTTTGAGAAAAATTACAATGAATAGAATTGTTGCGAGAAAAAATCAAGACTCGATCAACTGAAGTTGTTGCTGATGTGGTTTGAGTTGTTAGTGATGCTACAGAAAAAACGAATGCTTTACAGTGAGCTATGGAACTGTTAGACCAACAAGAACGTGCATTGAAAAAATCTTTAGACGAGTGAACTATAACTTGATTGCAATATGCAAGGGCTATAGATGAAATAGATAAAAAAAGAGATGAATATTCAAAATCAATAGAAGAAGAACAAAATAAACTTGAAGAGCTACAAAAAAGAGAAGAAAGAGAACAAAAAATTATACAAGAACAAGCGGTCCGTGTTCTTGAATTATCAAAAGAATATGAAGAAAATAGTGATGAAGTGCAAAAAGCTGATTTCGTTTTGTGATTACATCAAGAACTTCTTCAGAATATTAGAGATGAGATGGCTAATTTTAGAGAAGAAAGTGAGAAAAATTGACAACAAATAGCTCAAGAAACAGAAAAAACAAATCAATTAAGACTTGCAGAATTAGAATTAGAAAAAGCTCAAAATCAATTAACGGATGCACAATATGATTCTTCGCTTTCTCAAGCTCAAATGGATGAACTCGCAAAAAGAGCAGAAAATGCAAGTAATAAGGTCTATGATTTAAGAAGACAACTTGCTGAATTGCAAGGGAAAACTGTAGTCCAAAACTCTCCGGTAAAACAACAAGATCCTTTTAAATGATTGAGTGCTGACGAAATAAAATCGAAAGTTTTGGATTGATTAAAAGAGGTGAATAAAGAAATTGATAAAGAGGTAAAGGGTATAAATGAAAATCTTGATTCTATTTGATGATGAACGAACAAAACAAAATCCTCTTGAGGATGAAAAAAATCTGATCCAGTAGCAAAAGCAAAAGAACAAGCAAAACAAATAAGAGATGAGAAAATAAAGGCACTTGAACAAGAGGAACTTGATGAATTAGAAAAAAACAAAAGACTTGATGAAATTTATACAGAATACAAAAATAAAATCCTTGAAATAGATTGAAAGACTAATGATGATATGTTAAAAAATGCAGAAGATTTCTTAAAAGATTACAGAAAAAATAAACAAGATGAGATTGAGGCAGAAAAAAAAGCTTGAGAAGATAGTATCAAAAATATTGAAAAGTATTGAAAAGAGATTGAAAAACTATGAGAGAAACGAGAAGATTATAAAAATGAGGCGGTTAAAAATTTGAGAGAAGTAAATAAAGAGCTTGAAGATTTAGAGAAAGAAAATACTCAAAATCTCGCCGATAGATACCTTGAAGTTGAAAAAGCTATGAGAGAGATGGAGAAAGAAAACTCTTGAATAAAATATGATTCATCAAGTATTGAACAATTGCAAGAATACCAAAGGCAAGGAATGGATAATTATTGAGGAGTTGATATAGATAAACTTATTGAATACAAAAAACTCCAAACAGAAATAAATCTCTTAAAAGAAAATACTACTGAAGAAACAATCAAAGAAGCACAAGAGAGGAAAAATCTGACTGAAACAGAAAAGCAACTCTTGGAATATGAAGAAAAGAAGACTCAACTTTTAGAGAAACAAGCAATTCTACAAGCCACAGCAAATCAAGGGAATCTTGGAGATGAAAACAAGGCACTTATAGAAGAAGATGGAATGATAAAGTATTACGACGCAGAAAAAGAAGCTTATACAGAGATTACAGATTATAAAAATCAAGAATTAGCAAGACAACTCTTGGAGAAACAAACAGAAATGGAATCTGAATATCAATTGAATGTAGAACAAAAAGAAAAAGAAGAAGCTTTACTTCAAGAACATTACGATAAATTAGAATCACTTTACCAATCAGATACAGAGATTTATAAAGGGGAATTGAAGAAAAAAGAGAAAGCCGTAAGGGATTATGTTGAAAAGGTAAAAGCTATGCTATCAGAAATTCCAGCAAGTCATAGAGCATACGGAGGAAATCTTTTAAACGGACAAGTGAGTATTGTTGGAGAAAATGGACCAGAAGCAATCATTGCAAGACAAAGTTCTTATGTCCAACCAAGAAATGCAGTACAAAATAGCTCAACGGTTTATAACAATCAATCATCTTTAAGTATCAACGGATTAGAATTTTGAAGCTTTAACAATATCGATGAAATGCTTATTGCTTTGAAAGATAAACTTACTTATAGAAGCTAAAACATAGAAGAAAAATCTGATCTAAAAATCACGGTCAGATTTTTTATTTTTTTTGAAAAATATTTTTTTTATTTTCCAAAAATCAGACCTCAAAAAACAATGTTTTACTTATTTAAAAGAGTGATAAAAAATTATATAATTTTCTCTTGATTTTTCCAAAAAAATGAACATAATGAAATCGTAATTGAAAAACATTCCATTACCTTTTATCTTTTAAAAAATTACAACAATGAAAAAACAAGAATTTGTAAAACTTATGGAAAGTAACGCAACTTTTCAAAAAATGAAAGAACTTGCTGATGAATGCGGTTATTGTTTAGAACACGCTTTTGTTTCTAATAATTGTCCAAAGGTTTCATTATTAAGTAAAACAAGCAACGAATTTTATGATTTCAATCCAAGATTTTATTTAACGATTTCAATAAATTTTGAGAAAAAATCTTTTGATTATAAATGGACGGTTTGAAGTTGTAGTTACGGAGATTTAGATTGAGAAAAATTAGAACAATATTTTAACTGAATAAAAAATGCAAAAAAACTATATGATGAATTAGTAAAAATTGACTTGTTCTCATTATACGAATTAACAGAAGACATAGAAAATTAAAAATTCCATTACCTTTTATCTTTTAAAAAATCAAAAATGATTGAAGAAACAGTATTAAGTGAAGCAAGAACTTTAAGAGAAGGAATATATGACACCTTCTCACTTGCAGAAAAAAATTATTGAAGTATTTGAATTAAAGCAATGTTTAGTGAATTCTTTAATAGTTATAAAACGGATATTAAAAAATTAACAGAACTTGTTATTGCTTTAAATCATAAGACACGAGATAAATTTGAAGAAGAAAAAGAAGATTTACAAGAAGTTTATAATGAATTACGAGAAAGGGCAGATTCATATTGTATGGATAATTTTAAATGAGAAGAATTAGATTATTTTATTTTAAAGACGGATTAGCCACCGTTTTTATTAAAGCTCCATTACCTTTTATATTATAACAAATTACTAATGACAGAAGAAGAATATATAGAATATCGAGCCGAACTTCAAATGGAAGAACAAAAATTGAATGAATTAGATTCTTATGAAGCACGAGAAGATTGGCAAGATACAGAAGAATTTGAAGAAAAAGAAAAAGAGGAATTTTAATCCTCTTCTCCGTTGAATATAAACCTCTAACCTTTTATATTCGACAACAAGTAGCCTATCAACCACCTGCAATTCCCTTTTATCTTTTTAATCGAGAATTGCAAGTGGTAATAAAAAGTTTTTATTTTATTATCATTATAAAAAATGGGACAATATTACAGAGTACTTTTAGTAAACGATTTATGAGAAGAAAAAATCGTACAACCAAGCGGATTAAAACAATTAGAGCACGGTTATTATTTCACTGATACTATGCAGAGAATTGAAAGACTTTTATATTGAGAAGGACAACACTGTTATTGGATATGAGATTATTCAGATATCGCTGATAGAGTTCGACAGACAGAAGAATTTGAAGATGTATATGAAGAACATTATCACGCAGGAGATTTGTTGAATAAAAAAGGAGATTCTCAATATTATTTGGTAAATGAAGATAAAAAAGAATTTATCAATATGAGGAAACAACGAGAAGACCAGAATTTATGAGACCATTTTTGATGGATTATTCATCCTTTAGCAGTACTTTGTAGAGCAGAATGAGATTTTGGTGGATGAGATTATAGGGTTGGATTAAATGTTGATAAACAAGGAGCACGATGTGGAGATAAAATTGCGGTAAAAGAGTTTGCTTGAAATGTTGATGATAAACTGATTGAAAACTGATATAAAGATATGACAGAAGCATATAAATTTAAAGAAGGACACGATAAATATAGCTTTAAAGAAACTTGTTAATTTTACTCCGTTACCTATAAAAATGACAAAGATAAAAAAATTAAGAGAAACAATAGAAACTATAAATGAAAGAGAAGAAAAAGTTTGCTATTATGTAATATGGTTTTGAAAAGCTAATTACTGAATCATTGATTTATACGACTATTGAAGACTTATAAGAAGATGAACGGCTGAATATTTGCAATGATTTATAGATTGATTATATTATAGAAAATAAAAAAGGAGGATTGCTCCTCCTTTTATTTAGGAAAAATAACTCCATTACCTTTTATTTTCCCTGCATATGCAATAACCTTTTATTTATTCTTTTAAAAAATGCAAGAAGAAATAATTGAAAGTTACAATAAAACAGAATTATCTGCTATGGAGAATACTCCTTATAGTAGAATAGATAAAGACAAACATAAGTTTATACCTGTAAAAATAGTAACTGCTCAATCAAGAGCAACAAATAGATGATACACTGTAAGATACATTAGGTTTGAAGATGTAAAACAATATGCAAAAAAACATCTAAAAAACAAAAAAAAGACTTGAAAAACAGAATAAATTGTATACCCTCCTATGTAGGACTAACAAATTATTGCGGAACCTTGTTTATATAACAAGGCTTTTTTGGTTTATGAAAACAATAAAAGAATTTCTATTAGATTATGAAAAACTTTTTTCAGAAAAAACTCTTGAGCTTGTAGAGAGAAAAGAAGATTTTGTTGAAATTCTAAAAATCTGTAAAGCAAAACCAAAAGCAAAACTTGATCGAAAGGATGTAGCTGATTTTATCTTTTCTATTTATGTAAGAATAACAAATGCAGATAAAGATTGATTCTGTACTTGTTGCACTTGCTGAAGAAAATTTCATTGGACGGAGATTCAAAACGGACACTTTAGAACAAGAGGATTTTTGTTTTTCCGTTTCTGTATAGAGAATTGTCATCCTCAATGTTATTACTGTAATGTTCAATTACACGGGAATTATAGAAATTACTGTTTATATATGATACATAGATATTGACCTGAAAAAGAAAGATATTACCGAACCTTTAAGAGACTTTTTAAGATAAAAGATTATCAGTATAGAGCAATGATATTAGAACGGTGGGATGAAATTATAGTGAACCCTTTACGAAAACAGAGAAACCTTGTTTAAATTCAGATTTTTATTTCTTTTTTTCTAAAAATATGGATTGATTATTTACAAGTGAATCCGTTTCTTGCGGACATCCGGACAAAGTTGCTGACGCAATTTCTGATTCAATTCTTGACGCTTATTTAGAACAAGATAAAGATTCAAAAGTTGCGGTTGAAACATTGGTAACCACTGATAAAGTGATAATTGCTTGAGAAGTAAAATCAAAAGCAAAGGTTGATATAGAACCTATTGTAAGGGAAACCATAAAAGAAATCTGATACACGAACGAGAACGAATGATTTAACTATAAGACTTGTGATATTGAATGTTTTATTCATTCACAATCAAACGATATTTCTATTTGAGTAGAAAAAGAAGATGAAGATGAACAAGGTGCTTGAGACCAGTGAATGATGTTTTGATATGCAACTAATGAAACTGAAAACGGTATGCCTTTAACAATAGACCTTGCTAATAAAATGCTTTTACAATTAAGGGAATGTAAAGAATCTTTTATTAGACCAGACGCAAAGAGCCAAATAACTGTTGAATATAGGGAATGAAAACCTGTAAGAATTGACACCGTTTTGATGTCTATAATGCATACAGAAGAAGTAAATCAAGAACAACTAAAAGAATACGTAACAGAAAATGTTATTAAAAAAGTTATTCACGATAACAATCTTGAAAATATGTTTACTGATACAAAAATTCTTGTAAATCCTACTTGAAGATTTGTTATAGGATGACCAAATGGAGATACTTGATTAACTTGAAGAAAGATTATTGTTGATACTTATTGAGGTTGGTGAGCTCATTGATGAGGAGCTTTTAGCTGAAAAGACCCAAGTAAAGTTGATAGAAGTGGAGCTTATTTTGCAAGGTATATAGCAAAAAATCTCGTAAAGGCTTGAGTTTGTGATAAGTGTTTAATTCAAGTGTCTTATGCTATTTGAGTAGCTGAACCGGTAAGTATATACATAAACACTTATTGAACCGCAAAAATACCTTTAACAGATAAAGAAATTGCTCAAAAGATAAAAGATAACTTCTCATTTAAACCAAAGTACATAGAGAAAAAACTTAATTTAAGACAACCGATGTATAAAAAGACTTCTTCATATGGTCACTATGGTAGAAAATGAAAAGAAAATGAGTTTACGTGGGAGGTGGAGAATTTAACAGATGAGATAAAAAATGTTTTTAATTTCTAATTTATAAAATAATGAAAATAGAGAAAATCGCTGTAGAAAAAATCGTTCCTTACGAAAAAAATGTCAAAAGACATTCACAACAACAAGTGGAGAAAATTGCAAAATCTATTCAAGAAGTTTGATTCGTTCAACCATTAGTAGTAGATGAAAACAATGTTATTATTATTGGACACTGAAGATTTGAAGCTATGAAGTTTCTTTGAAATAAAGAAGTTGATTGTGTTGTTTTAAAATGACTATCAGAACAACAAAAAAAATCATTAAGAATTAAAGACAATAAATTAAATGAAAGTCCTTTTGATATGAGCAACTTACAAGAAGAATTACAATCTCTTTTTAACGATGGAGAAGACTTGTTAGACCTTTGATTTAATATGTTTGAAATAGAACAATTCGGACTTGAAATACCGCAATTAAAACCTGAAGAATTTACTCAAAATACAGATTCACAACAAGAAAATGGAGATGATGATGAAATTTGGGAAACTGAAGAACAACAACCACAAACGGCGAGAGCCTATGAGGTAAACGTTGAAAAGAAAGCTTATGATTTTTCTAATGTACAAGGAGCACAAGAACATACAAGAAAGCCTATTACATTTTATCTTACTCCTGAAGAATATGAAGAATATGGAGTTATGTTCCAAACAACACATAAGCGAGAAGCAAATGTAGACCTTTTAAAAGAAATTGTAGACTTTTATAACGAAAATCACAAATAATGTTTGAATTTTTACCACAAGCATATTGAAGCCCACGTTGGAGTTGAGAATATATCGATTGTTCTATGCCTATGACTTTTGATACTTATTCTAATTGCTGATTTAATTGTCTTTATTGTTTTGCAACTCTCCAAAGATGAGTTGGAAACTGAAAAGAACAATATTTTAAAAAACAAGTAAAGAAAATCAATTTTGCAAAATTCGAAAGAATGATGAGAGAACCGGAGAAATATTGATGAGAATTTGCTTATTACATAAAGAACAGATATGTTTTACAACGATGAGGGATGTCTGACCCTATGTGTCCTATCGAAGAAGAAGGAGGAGTTGGATTAAAATGTTTACAACTTTTCAATGATTTAAAGTATCCCGTAAGGTTTTCTTCAAAATCAGATCTAATTCTTAGAGATGATAGATATTTGAAAGAGTTTGAAAAGTGAAAAGATTATTTCGCCTATATGGCATCTATTATCACGTATGATAAAGATATTGCAGATAAACTTGAAAATTGAGCTCCTACTCCTCAAAACAGAATGAAAGTGTTAAAGGTTCTTTCAGACTTATGATTACGAACTATTTTAAGATTACGCCCTTATATAGTTTGAATTACAGATAAAACAGTGAAAGATATTATCAATGAAGCTTGAAAATCTTGAGTAAAAGCTATTTCTACAGAGTTTTTATGTCTTGAACAGAGAGCTCCTTCAAATGTAAAAGCTAAATTTGATAAGATAAGTGATTTATGCTGATTTGATATCCGAGAGTTTTATAGAAAATATTCCAACACTTGTTGATATTTAAGATTATCAAGAGAGTTTACACGTCCTTATATGGATGAATTGGTACATCTTTGTGCTAAAAATAATATAAAACTCGCTGTTTCTTGTCCAAAACATAAAGAAAAAACTTTCTGATGGAGTTGTTGCTGATTACCAATGGAATGACCTCTTGCAAAGACGCATAGATGACAATATATGCGAGCTATTAAGGTTGCTCAAGAAAAATGAGAAGTCCATCGAAGTGATATGGCAAAATACAATATTTTATGAAACATTAAACGAACTTGAGCTTGTTGATTGAATACTTGAAACGGTAAAACAAAAGCCCTAAATCAAGATATGACAATGCTTGATGTCTTACATAACTTACGAAATAACCCTAAAAGACAAAATTCCCCATATAGATTGTATGAATGAGTGCTTTTACCTGTAAGAGTAGATGAAAATTGAGATGTTGTTTACCAATATAATCCAAGAGCATAATGAAAATAGTTGTCCCAAGTTACCATAGAGCGGAATTGTTTAAAAATAAAACGTTAAAGTATCTTCTTTATTGTGGAGTACCTTTACAAGATATAAATGTTTTTGTGGTTGAAGAAGACTATGAACAATATAAGGCTTTATGAGTAAATGTTATAATTGGTAAAAGATGAATAGCAAATCAAAGAAATTTCATTTCTCAATATTACCCAGAAGGAGAATATATTGTGAGCCTTGATGATGATATTACTTGTATTTATGAACGAGTGGGATGACATAGATTTAGAGTAAATGTTTATAAGGTTATAGATGACGCTATTGAAGTGTTAGAAAAATATCATCTTTCTTTATGCGGTATAAGACAAAGCTCAAATATCTTTTGTGTAAAAAATTGTGAACCAATGATATGAAGATATTTCGTTATTTGAACCTTTTTTGTTTGTAAAAATGATAAATCAATAATAGCAAGACATACTGCAAAAGAAGATTATGACCGTTGTGCTCAAAACCGAATAAAATACTGAGCAACCGCAAGACTATGATGTTATTTGTTGAACACAAAATATAACAGTGAAACGCCTTGATGATTAACGGATTACTACAAAACTATAGATATGAATAAACATAACGAATTACTTATACAAGACTATCCACAATTCTTTAAGCTCTGAAAAATTGGTAACTGAAGAACAGAAATTGAGATTATAAAAGAATAAATACTCTGTTTATTGTTGAAATAAAATTTAAACGGTGTAATTCATCAAATAATAAAAATATTGGCTCAAAAAAAATATCAATCAGATTTTTTCTTCTGTTATAAAACAAATAGGTAAAAACTGATATAAAAACGTTTGTTTTAAAAATTTAACTGAACAAAAAACTCGGAATTTTCTTCCACTTGTTTTAAAAGAAAAGATTTTATATGTAAATATATAAGATGCCTAAGAAAACCTATAATCGAGAAGCTTTAAAATTTGAGTTCCTTTCTTCAGATTTTGAAGAAGTGAAGGCTTTTATAGAGCAAAAGACGGGTAAATGGAACTGAAACCTATGCAGAAGAACAACTTGACGATGAAAAGAGAAACAAGCGTATAGACAAGCTGTTATAGATAAGGCTTTACAAGAAAAGGCGGAGAAAGACGCAAAAGCTTTAGAAATACCACTTGAAGAATTAAGAAAAGCGAAAAAGGCTGTATTGTGAATATTGATACAGAAAATTACCTCTGTTATTAAAAAAGAAGACGAAATAAACGTATTTGAACAAGAGAAAATCTTAAGAATGATAAAAACAGAACTATGAGAACCAACGAACATAACGAAAAACGATACAACTTTAAAAACAGAACCATTAGATGAGTCTTTATTCATTGACGACTAAAACAAAATGTATTGAGAAATCCTACAAAAAATAAAAATCTACTTACAACAAACAAGACCACTCTTTCAGAATGGATTTCTCCGACTAATCAATGAAGAAAATAAAATCAAAATAATGTATAAGACAAACTTTTGAGAGTTTGCAACAAAAAAAGAAATCAATCTTGAAGAAAAGACTTGCTTCAACGCGGTGCAAGACTTTGTTCTTGATTGTTTCTTTTTCTTTGAATGGACAGGAGAAAAAATGAATTCTGAGGAGATTTCGCTTTTGTTATGAAAAACATCTGAAGTAGTAAGAGCAAGGCTCTTTAAAATTTACAAAAAGCTAAAAGCAATAAGTGATGAATGAAAGTTCTTTTTACCGTAAGAGCAAGAGGCTTCAGATTTATAAAATCGTAGATAAAAAACAACAAACTGTTCCCTTTAAAAGAAATGCAGTACAACAAATACTTGAAAAAAGGAAAAAAGAGTTAAAAGACAGATTCTGAAGAATAAGGCTAATCATTTTAAAGGGTAGACAGATGGGAATAACTACGAATGAAGCTATTTCTTGACTTGATGACGCAATTATTAAAGCAAACCAAAATATAGGAATCCTTGCACAAGTAGATAAAACAAGGGATGAAATTTTTGATAAGGTTAAAACGGCTTATACCAATTTACCGGAAAGCTTGAAGCTTAAAGATTGAAATATACGGAACAAACCAACAACAAAATATTCAACAAAAAAGGAATTGGAGTTTTTAGAAAATCATAGTAAAATAGCAATCATTACAGATTCAAGAGGTTGAACACGAAGTAAATTACATATTTCTGAATTTGCTTTTATCAATAATGCAAGTGAACTTTTAGCTTGAACCTTACCTTCTGTTCCTAAAAACTCTGACATTATTATTGAAAGTACAGCGAACGGAATCTGAAACGAATTTGAAAAGTTATGGAATAAATATTATTGAAAAGATAGTTTTGAGTGGAGTTGCATTTTTCTTTGACGGTGGCTTATGCCTGAATATTCTCTTGAACTTGAAGAAAGAGAAAAGGTTACATTACCACCGGAGCTTGAACATCTGAATAAACCAATGATTGATTGAACCGTATTAACAGAAGAACAAAAGAAACGATACTTGAATATTTATAACTCTTATACGAATCCTGATTTTTGTTTTCAAGAATATCCCTCTACTCCAGAAGAAGCTTTTTTGAACACTTGAAAGCCGGTATTCAAAACAAGTATTATTAAAAATCTTATTACTCCGGAATATGAAGAAGACGAAGTTATACCAGATTTGAGGATTTACAGAAAGGCAAGAGATACGCAAGTTGTTTTTGGTTGAGATACTTCTGCTTGAGTAAGTGGCGGAGATTATTCTTGTATTATGGTAAGAGATAGAGAAACGCTTGAACTTATGGCTTGTTATTATTGATACACTGACCCTTGAGAATGATTGTGTAAAGTGGTTGATAGATTAGTCGAGCTTTGATATTGGGGAAGAATTGGAGTTGAAAAGAATAACACTTGATACGCATTCTATCAAAAAGCGAAAGATTACGACCGATATTCTCTTTGTTATATCAGAAATACCGTAGACAAAACCTATAACAGACCAACTCAAGATATTGGATGGATTACTGATTGAAAAACAAGACCAATTCTTATGGAAGATTACAAACTCGCAATAAACAAGCAAGAAATCATAGAGCAAGACGAAAGAGTAAAAAAAGAACTGTATTATTTCATCTATAACGAACAGATGAGAGAAGAAGCACAGGTTGGGTATCACGATGACGGAGTAATGACTGACGCAATTTGTTTTCAGATGAGAAAATTCCCTCTTGCTGAATTTTAAAAAATAACACTTTTAAAAATCTGATTATAAACTCAGTATTTATATCGTTTATTTTCAAAAATGCAGATAAACAAGAATTTATCATTATTCAGAGAATTTTTAAAACTCAAATATAAATATGCGGTTATTTATGCTAATCAAGTGAGCAAATTTTCAGAAAAAACATTAAGAAAAAAGGCTTATACTATCAAGAGTGACCTTGCTCATAATTTTGATAAAGATGAGTTTTTATACGTACCAATCAATTTATGAAGAGCAATTACAAGAATCTTTAAAGATTATGTTATTGGAATGTGATTTTCTGTAGATTTCTGAAACGATGAAATCAATAATAAATTTGTAGAAATCACGGATAAACTAAATCTTAAAATCATTCTTGATGAGGCTGTAAATTTCCAAAGTGCTATTGGATACAGTGTTTTAAGAGTAAGAGAAAAGAACGGAGAGCCAAGAGTGGAAATCATACCGTTACCAAATTATTGTGCTAATATGAACGATTTAAACATCGGAGATTGATTTGAAGATATTAAAGAGCATTTTATCTTTTCTATTCAGAAAGACGAAAATGGTAAAAAATACCTTTATGTTGATAGATACGAGAAAACAGAAAACTGATGGATGTGATATTATGGAGAAAAACGAGATTATAATGCTGACTTTTACTTTACGAATAGAATTGAAGAAGGAGTTGAAGAACCTCTTGAAGACTTACCATTATTCTTAATCAATAATGATTTAATGAATTATCATATTGTTGATGAAACGTATACAACCGGAGTAAAAACTTGTTGAGATGTACCAAGATATTTCGCTCAATCTGACTATGTAGACCTTGCAGATTTATTTCAAGAGATTAACGATAGAGAGAGTCAGATTTCTGTAGAAATGATTAAGAACCTTACAAGTAAAATTTCTATTCCTGCAAGTTCAAAAGATTCCATTTTAGCAAATAATTTGAGGAAGAAAAATACGGAAAAATCTTTCACTGAAAACCCTGATTATTTAGTCCATAATCCTTGAGAAGAACCGGCAAGATACATCACAAAAGATAGTGAATATTTAAACGTTACGATAGACAAATATATCCCTATGCTTTTGAAAATGATTTGATTTGTTGCAGGAATCCCAACGGCTCTACTTTATACCGCAGTTTATGGATGAAATGCGCCAGTTGGAACAAGTGATAAAGAACGACAAATATTTTATTCGAGAGTAGAATCAAAACAGAAAAGGCTTTATTCTTCACTTCAGAAAATGTTTGTTCTTCTTATGAAAATATCTTGATACAATGTAGAAGTACCAACAATAAGATTTAAGAAAGTAGCAGTTTATGATGTAGCAGAAAGAACAACAACCGCAATTCAACAAATGAATGCTTGAATTATGAGTAAGAGTTCGGCTATTCAATACATAATGGGAACTGATGAAGTAGAAACACAAGAAGAACTTCAGAAAATCGAAGAAGAAACAGTTGAAAGTTATAGGAGAGATTGAAGCTTTTTAGACTTTAATAATGAAAACGATGATGAATGAGCAACGGAGTAGCATTTTTGAGAATGAGAAACCTTTTATAGAATGAATAAAAGAAAAAATAAAAGAAATCTGACAAAGACCAGTGAGATTTAGTTTATTCTTGTTTCTGATAGTGATTCAGATTTCTCTTTCTCTTTTCTGTATTGTTTCAAGTGTTTTATTTCCTTTTTGGTTGATGTATGGTTAGAGAATATTTACCGGAGGAATACACCAAAGAAGATAGAGATTTGATAAAAGTCTTTCAACAAACAATGAACGAGCTTGAATTAGCATATTTAAAAGCAATTCATAGCAACGATACCATCAAGGCTAACACTTTTCTCAAAAAAATAAAAGGAGTAGCAAAAACTCTTAATGATGAATATTCAGATCGAGCAGATATAAGAATAACAGAAGAATATTTAAAAGGAGTAAAATATCTTGATGAAGCTTGAGAGATTGAAGATACTATCGGATTTGTGGATTTCTCAAAATGAAAGGCTAAAGAGATGATTTGAGAACTTTGACCGGCTCATGTTCAAGCAGTAAATGCTTTATTAAATACTTCTAAAAACTATGTAAAATCTTCTCTTGATGGATTAGAAAGGCAAACAATGAGCTTAATTGGAGAACTCCAACAACAAAGAGTAAGAGAAGAATTAGCAAAATGAATTTTAAAAGGAGAAAGTAGATTTGAAGTAAATAAGAGAGTTACGAAATATTTTGAAGAACAAAACTTATGATTTAAAGATAGAGCTTGAAGAGTTTGGACAATGGACAGATATGTTGATATGTTAACAAGAACAGAAACAGCTATTGCAAATGTTCAAGGAACAATAAACAGATGAATACAAGTTTGATTAACAAAATTCAGAGTGATAGAACATTTTGATTGTTGCAGTAATATTTGTTCTCATTATAACGGAGAAGTATTTGATGTTTCAAAAGGTATGGTAAATCTTCCCCCTTATCATCCAAATTGTAGGGGGTATATTGAGGCGGTTATTGATTGACACGATTGAGGGTATCATAAAGAACTTGAAAGAAAAGCAACTTATTTATGAGAATGAGAAAATGGTTCTGTTTATAGGGGCTTAAAATGAGATGATGCTATTCAGTTTTTAAAATCTCGTAAAGATTGAGAAGTTAGAGATGCTTACGAATATAAATGAAAACCTATTGATTTAGTACGATGAAAAACAAATAAAGAAACAAATGATAAAGGCTTTTGATTATCTAAAATATTAGAAAAACATCCAAATATGGAAAAGAAAATCACAGATTTATTAAATAACACTAAAGCTAAAGAGAGCAAGCAGTGACTTCTTGTTTATGATAATGGTAAAGAAAGAGCTATTGTAATGCCACAACGGAAAGGAGAAGAAAAAAGACGATTATTAACAGCTTATGAAAAGGATGAAAATTTTAAAAACAAATAAGAAAACCCCACTTTTTACGGTGGGGCTTGTTATTCCTTTTCATCCTCTGAACAATTTAATTTCTCCAGACAAATACATTATAATAAAAAAACTCAAAAAATCAAGGTTTGAAATTTCGTATAAGATCCTTATACTACTTGTATTCTTGAGAAATTAAATTATAGTAAGACCGCTAAGTTATCTATAAGCCTCTTGTTCGCAAGAGGTTTTCTCATTATGAAAAAAATAACACTTTCTTTTTTTTGATTATAAATTAAGTGTTTATTTCGATTCCAAAAAATGAGCTACAACAGAATAATGGTATATAATGCAAAATATAATGGATTGGAGTTTTTTAATGCTCCTATTTTGAAGAAAGGAGGAAGCCTTATTCTGAAAGAGTTCTCTTTTTTTGAGATTTCAACAAGTGCGAGTACAGAAAAATATGCTATTAGACACGGAGAATATGTTTCTCCAACAGAGATGAAAAACAGAAGAATCAGACTTTTATTTGATATTGTAGCAAAAGATGAAGAAGAAAGATGGTTTCTTTTAAAGAAAGTTCAAAAAGCCTTTACTCCAGAAATCAACCCTTCTCCTTTTAATCCAAGATTACGAAAAGAACTTACTTTTCTTGATGTGAATTGTGTAAAATGGACTTGTAAATGCCAAGTATTACAAGGAATACAGCTCTCTGATTTTGCAAATGAAAAACGAGTAGGAATAAGTGTTGAACTGATAACCGATAGTCCTTATTTTTATTCAGATCACGAAGATGTATTTGAGACAACAAACACAAGGCTCTGAAAAAAATTCTCTTTTCAAACTCCTATGAAATTTCAATATTACAGAGATTATTTGGATTATGAAGGAGCAATTTCTTGACCTCTTTTGATCGAGATGAAAATAACTGATACGGATTTCCCTTTGAATTTTATCAAGGTAACTCATCAAGTAGATGGAATTGAATGAATCTTAATGATAGAAAACTTGAACAGCTTGAATTTAACCGTTTGAAATATCATAAGCCTTGATACTGATAAAAGAAGATGTTATTTAACTACTTCAAATTGAACAAGTGATATAACTTGACTTGTTACCTTGTGAAGTAATCGACCGCTTCTTGAATTAGGAGAAAATCTTTTAGCAGTAGATACTTGAAGACGAGGAGGACTTGAAATCAAAGTGAAACGAAGAAATGCTTTTTAGATTTTTAAACTCTTTTTAGATTTATAACGATAAAAAAATGGAAATAATCCCTATTCTAACCATCGCAGAATTGGAAAATTTAACGATGAATGAATGATTACTGAATATTTGTCAGAACGACCAACCGACCGCTCTTAAAATTATAAACCAAGTGAGTGTAAGAATGCGAGGGAAAGTTTGTCCGGAGATGTTTAGAAAAGAAGAGAATTCTGAATCTCCGGAGTATGAGTTCCCACAAGTTTTGAAGATGATAGGGGCTTCTTTGTGTGAGAGTTATTATCAATATTTCATCGTAGATAAAAGCAACGACGCAACGAGAAAACTTGTAAGCGAAAAAATAGATGATTACCAATATACGTATTCTGACAGCACAAGTTGATATTCTTTTTTTGGAATCCCTACTGATAAGAATATTTTGGATATGTTGGAAAGATACGATTGTAAAGGAGGGAAAGGATTCCGAGAAATCAATTTACATTAGTAAAAAGGAGCAATGATTGAAAATTTTTTTATCAATGAGATCACGGTAAAGAGTAAAGAACAAACCGTTTATGAAGGAGGGATTAGTAAAAAGCAATATGCACAAGAAAGAACGGTACAATGTAGAATTTCAAGTCTATCTTATAAAGATTTACAACTGATAGCAAAAACCGATGATGTCTGAAAAAGTGTAATGAAACTTTATACTTCAGCAGAAGAAGAAATCACAACAAAAGACAAAATCTTTTTTGAGTGAAAAGAGCGAACGATTATTGCAACCTATCATCCACAAGATAAAACAAAAGTTCATCATCATAAGTATTTTATCAAGAAAGTAGAATAAAATGTATTATGAAGTTCAAGGAATAGAGAGATTTGTTAATTCTCTAAAAGATAGGAGTAAAAAAGCATTAGGACAATGCTGAATCTATCTTGAAAATAAATTAAAAGACCAATTACACGAGGATTCTTATAATACTTGAGATTTAATCCGTTCTGTAAATAGTCAGATGAAAGGGAACGATACCGTTATTGTTGGAACAAATTTACAATATGCAGTATATAGAGAATATGGAAGAAAACCTTGAAAATATCCAAACTTTTGAGCGATAGGGAAACGAACTTGAAGTAAAAAGATGACAAAAGGAAGTGATTATGATTCAATGAGTAGCAAAGATAGGAGTACCGTGTTTTTAATAGCAAGAGCTATCAAATTAAGAGGAATTGAAGCAAAAATGAGTTTTCACAAAGTACGAGATAGAGAAAAGAAAAATATCTTTTATTTATTTGAGGAAATTATGAGCCAATGATAATAAGTAACCGAACAAAAGCATTACAAGAATATTTACTCTCTCTTGATGTAGCGGAAAGAGTAGGATTTTTAAAAGTAGATAATGGAGAAGGACCAGCAATTGTTTTTAATGAGTGAGATTGGGGGAATTATGATTATTGAAACTTATGATTTGAAAAGGGAATCGATATTTTTCCAGTGATTATTGATGTTGTTGTCCCTTATGAAGATAGTCAAACTTGATTTCAGATAAGACAAAAAATAAGAGAAAAAATCTGAAAGTTTAATGGAAGATTAACAGCAGACCGAGAGGGAACAATTGCTTTTCAACAATTTGTTTCTCCAAGTTATGATCACGAAACCAATCAAGTTGTTTTTGGTGGTATTTATCTTTTTAAAGGAAATTACGATGTTAACGATTCAGATTAAAGACGGAGAAAATAAAGTTATTGCGGTAGTAAATAACGTTTATAATGTTTCTATTGATGAAGAAATCAATAAAGGAGGAAAACTTTCAATGAAAATACCGGTTGAGGAACGAATGAGAAAACAAAAAATCAAAAAATGATACAGAATTTCCGTAAGTTATGGAGAAAAGATTGGAGATGTTTATCATATTTTTGATGGATATATTACCGATGTTACGGTATATACGAATGAAATTGAATTAAAAGCAGAAAACCGGCTTAATTATATTCAGTTTAGAATTTTAAGAAGTGGAGGAACTTATACTTGAGTATTTATCAAGGACATCGTTCAAGCGGTCTTTACTCAATTAAATAATCAATTAGAATTACCGTTTAAGTTATGAAAAAATGATTGTGAGAAAATCGTAAGTAAAAGTTTTTCAATCTGAACTTCTTTCTATGATGTTTTAAAGTTTTGTTGGGAAAGTGAAAATAATTTGGTTGTAAGAGTAAGGAACGAAAAAGATTGAAACTATTTAGATATAACAGAAAATGTTGATATTATGGACGGAGTACGAGAATATGACGCAAATTATACCAAAGGAACAAATATTGTTGATTGGAGTTGGACGGATTCAATGGATAACATTTTCAACTTCTTAAAAACAAGTAAAGGAGAAATCACAAACGAGGAATTTTTGGAGGAAACTTGATTATTATTTGAGAAACGAGATAGTGACGCAGATTTAAACCTTGCAAAAACTACTCCAATTCCAAAACTTTCTATCAGTAGAGATACAGATTGGTGGAATATAACGATAGGAAACAAAAAGAATATAAGACTTTTGACTTGATACGAATGGTTGGAGATGAATTATTTATGAATCATCCAATGAAGAAAAATCACGGTAAGTCCAAACGGTTGAATAAAATCTGAAATAAAGATTTCTGAAGAATGGAAACCGGACACAAATATTCTTGATTTAGTTTTACAGAATTTAAGAAAATAAAAAAATAACACTTTTATAAATCTGATTATAAACAAAGAGTAATCAGATTTTTTAATTTTTTTCAAAAAAAAATGAATGTAAATGAAACTTTTAAGCGTTTTGCTATCCAAACTAAACTTATCCCTACTCCTTCAAGGGATGAATTAGGAAAGATTTATCAATATGTAGGACCAACTACTGATGATTTTAAAGAAGGATACTTTTATAAATGTGTAGAATCTCAAGGAGTTTATTCACGAGAAAATGTAAAAGTTCAAGATGGAGATGGTGCAAGTGGAAAATTTTCAGACCTTGACGATGTAGAAATAACTAATCCTACTGACTGACAGATTATGAGTTTCGATGAAACAAGCGAGAAGTGGAAAAATAAAGAAGTAGAGGCTGATTCTTCAAATGTTTCTTATCGTTGAATGAGTGTTGAACAGGCTCTTGATATTGCTAATCCTCTTGTAGAGAATCTTATCAATGAAGATACTGAAAGGATTAATTGATTCTGGCAATTAGATTGACAAGGTAATCCAGAAATCAATCCAGCAACAGGTGGACTTGGAGATTTTGTATCTTTCTATATCCCAGTTACAGAATGAGAAACATTATATGTTTCATATGTTATGGATAAGTTATGGTGTGCTTATCTTAATGAAAACAAACAAGCAATATATGTAGGACAATTTAATGGTTCTACAGTAACAATCCCAACTTGACAAAATATAGCATACTTCTCGTATCCTATGAGATATGCTCTCTTGCCAGTGACAAGTGTAACGAGAACTCCAGCACAATGGGGTTGAAATGTTGATGTTTATAGGATGAATGGAAGTTGAGAAGCAAAAATGGATTATCCAAGTGATGGTAGAGTTAATAATACATATTCCACAAATATGACTGTTTCGACTACACCACAGACATGGTGGGCAGATTATACTTATGACTTTGATAATAATGTGTTCGGTATGGGAACTGGGTTCTATGTATTATGAGTAAATACAGTAGACAAAACAGCTATTGCTTTGAGTATGGATACTAAAATCTATATCTTCAATCTTGGTTTAAATGCATTTGTTGAATGAACATATGAAGTCCCAGAAGAATGGAAGAAGGATGGTGCCAGAAAATCTCCTTCAAGATTCTGTGGATGTACAAGAGCAGATGATGAGAATAATTATATTCTTCGTTCTGAATGATTATCTGACTTGATAATTCCAAAATCAGATGTTAAAACATTTGTTGAATCAAACGGTAAAGTATTCAATAATTATACTTCTGCAAGTGGAATGGTTTATTTCTATGGTGCCAGTGCTTATAAATTTATGTCTATCTATTCTGTAAGACATAAATGACCATTAGTAGAAAAGAAAGCAGAAGTAGAAGTAGATAATCATTGGGCTAATAAAACTTGGTATGCTTACGGTACATCAATGACTGATACTACAATGAATGGATACACGGTAGAATTACAATCATTATTAGGAGCAAACCTTACAAACTATGGTAAAGGTTGAAGTGGTATCATCCCATCATTACACGGAGGAACAAGTGGAGATAATACTTATACAAGAGTAAAAAGAACAACTGATTGAAAAACAAATGCTGATTTAATTACTCTTGAGATTATTCCAAACGATATGAGTGGAACATTAGGGACGCCAACTGATAACTATGCAGACGGACAAACAGAAACTTTCTGTGGTTGTTTGAATGAGTTGCTTCAATATCTTCAAGTAAATACGAATGCTCAAATTGTAGTATTGATAGCAACAAGAAGTAGATATAATCACAAAGACTCAACAGAGAAGTATCCACCAGAAAGTCAAAATGCAACAGATTGGATTCAATGGACTGATGCAGCAAAAGAATGTTGTAGAAGAAATTGTGTACCATTTATTGATGGACAAAGCAATTGTGGATTAGGATATGCAAGAGTAAGTGGAGATAATAAATATGTAAGAGACCAAATTCATTTGACACCATTAGGAGCAAAGAATCTCGGACAATATTTCTATTCTCAAATCAAGAATATTCCTCTATTCTATTCAGCATAGTTTTATCTTTTAACCCTAAAAGATGAAAACCATACTTGAACGGTTGAAGAAACCGACGACTATTTGTAGCCTTTTAGTGTTTGTTTTTTCCTTGTGATGAATGCGAACCAAACTTAATGATAGGATAGAACAACTTGAAGATTTTAATAAGCAAGTAGATATAATCAAACTACAAACAACCTTAAAAGAGATACAAGTAGATTTAACACGGATAAAGTCCGAATTAACAAGGATTCAGAATTTTAAATCATAACCAATTTAAAATGATTGAAGTATTGATAGGAATAGGGCTTTCTGTAATAACACAGATAGCAAAAAAAAGCAAGATAGATGCAAAGATAATAATTCTTGTACTTTCTATTGTTGCAGGTGGTGTATATTACTTTTTCAAAACAAAGTATCCTGAATTATTAGAGGAGGTTTGGCAGTATACATTATGAGTATATGGAATAAGTCAGATTGTGTATAATTACGGAATATCTTTCTTTGAAAAAGAGAAATAAAAAATAACAGTTTTAAAAGTCTGACTATAATAACGGTCAGATTTTTTATTTTCTAAAAAGAAAACGATGTTGAAATCAAACAAAAGAGACTTTTTATTTACTAATAAGAATAAAATGGAAGAATTTAATACCGGTGCTTTGATAAAAAGCAAGGATGAAATGGATCCGAGAGATTTCAGAACGGACCAGATTTTTGATAGAAAAGCAGGAGGAGAAAGCAACTTACCAAGAAAGATTGATTTAATCCAAGAGATGAATGAAACATTAAATCAAGGGAATATTCCTTGCTGTACTGCCTCCGCTCTTTGTCACGCAATAATGATTGAAAATATTTTTGACCACTGAACAAAAGAAATACGAGCAGACCATAAAGACCAACGAACCAATAATCAGAATAAAAAACGAAGTGCAAACGAAGATTGAGATTATCTTGAAAACGCTTTAAAAGGGGCAAGAAAGAACGGAGTAAAGGGAACCGTTAACGGAGAAGATTTTACTTTCAAAATTGATTGATATTCTTTTTCAGTAGTCCCAACAGATTTCCAACGGTTCCTTGAAAAAATTACAGATTCTTTAAACAGAAAAAGCCCTATTTACTGGAACTTGAATTGAAATAGCACTACTTCAAGAGAGATGTCAAACGGAGAAATTAAAACAGTTTATAAGAAATCTGATACAACTCGAGGACACGCGGTTGTTCTTTGAAAGATAGACCGAGATAGAGAAATTGTTGGTTTTGTAAACAGCCGAAGTCATAATACAAAAAATAAATACGGAGACAAAACATTAAGCTTTTTTGAGATTTCTTTCAGTGTATTTAAACAACTTCTTAATAACGGAATTTTTGGTTGGAGATATTGGGAAATTTTAGATTTTGAAGATATAAAAGCAGAATCATTATTCCTTGATTTTGCTATTACAGATAAAAATAAAGAAGAATATCAAGCGGTAAAACGATGTAAAGAAAACGGAATCTTTCATTGAGTACCGGTTGAATGATCTCCATTGAATAAATTTGAGCCAAATAGACCAATCACAAGACTTGAAGTTGCACTTGTTCTTTATAGGATTTTTGGAGGGAAAGATATTGAAAAATAAAAAAAAATAAGGGTCAGAATTTTGACTCTTTTTTTTAAAAAAAGAAAAAAATAACACTTTTAAAATTTTGATTATACTGAAGCCGTTTTAATTCATAAAACAGAAAAAACGATGTCTGAACAAAATCTTGAAAACAATCAAGAAACTACGGTCAATCAAACTACTCCGAGTGATTGAACGGTAAACAAGGAGGATTCAAATTCAGTTCCTTATGCAAGATTCAAGGAGGTGAATGATAATTACAAAGAAGTAAAAGCAAAGCTTGAAGCTATTGAAGAAGAAAAAAGAAAACAAGCTGAATCTGAAGCAATAGCAAAAGGAGAGCAAGAAAAAATTATTGCTCAGAAAAATCAAGAAATCGAACTTCTTAAAAAAGAAAAAGAATCTTGGACGCAAAGAGAAAATGCACTATCTGAAAGAAACTCTGTAAGGATTTCGGAATTATCGAAAAAGTTCGGAGAAAATTGGGAAAGTGTTAAAAGTCTGATCGATGATGTAAAAGACCCTTTTATTCTTAGCGGTAAATTAGACTCTTTAGAAAAAATGACAACCGTAACTACTCCAAAACAAAAAGGAGGTTCAGATGTTCCTTCTTGAAGTTGAAAAACAAGAAAAGAGGAACTTATGGATAAAGTCAAAAAAGGAGAAAGATTAACAAGCAAGGAAAGAGCGGAACTTTACTCTGAAGTCAATAAAAATTAATTTTATTTATTAAACATTTAAAGCAATGTTACACTTATCAAGTGATTTTAACCTTAAAGAATGGGTGTCTGTAGTATTAGGACTTACAAGAGAAGAAGCACCACTTTTAGAAAGAGCAGAAAGAGGAGATAAAGTACAAGCTCCACAAATCAATTATTATGCTCAAAAGAAATTGTCAAAAGTTGTAAAAACTCTTTCATCTTATGATGATGACGATACTGTTATTTCAACAGAAAAAACTGATGATTCAAGAGTTATTTCAGGAGGATATATTCTTATGAATGGAGACGAAAGAATTATGGTTACAGATGTTCAAATTGACGCAGATTCAATTGATTTAACAGTTGTAAGAGGTTGGGGAAATACTCCAGCAAGTGCTATTTCAAGCGGAGCAGAACTCAAAATTATTTCAAAAGCAGAATCTGAATTTAAAATTACAGAAGATTATAAAGCTTTTGGAGAAGCAATGTTCACAAATACTGTTCAAACTTTCACAAAATCAATCTATGTTACAAAAGAGGCAGCAGAATATAGACATAAAACAACTGATGATCTTTTGAATGATGAAAGAGAAGCAAAAACTAATGAACAATTAAAAGAAATCAATAATACTCTTTATTACGGAGTATCTGTTCTTGATACAACTACTAATGATAAAAGAAAAACTATGGGTGGTTGGAAAGAAGCAATCAATAAAGCTGGAGGAGTTATTCTTGACGCTGACGGAACTATTTCTGAAGATATGATTGAAAATGTTCTTCTTGGAATCAAACAAAGAGGAGGAAGACCAGAAGCAATCTTCTTGAATAGTGCTACTAAAAACTTCTTCAGAAAAGTATTTAGAAACAAATACATTGTAGAAGACAGACACGATCAAGGAGCAGGAACAAGACTTACTTATTTCTCTTCAGATGTTATGGGAATGGATTTACCTTTCATTATTGATGATTCAATCGAAACTGGAGATGTATTCATCGGAGAAGGAAGACCAGTAATTCACGTAATGGAAGACCCTGAATATAATGTAGATATTCTTTTCACAAATTACGTTGAACCAACTAATTCTCAAGTAATTCAAGAAACAATCAAAACAACAATTACAGCAGAATTTAGAGAAGCAAGTAAAGAAGCATATATTGCTAATGCTTACAATGCTAATTGGACAGCTCCAGCTAAGAGAGTAGAAGTTGTAAATACAACTGACGCACCAGTAAACACTAAAGAAGTTACTGACTAATCATTGAGGGAGAAATCCCTCTTTGACTTTTAATTGGTAAATCAAAATAAAAAATGATTTATGAAATTACGAAAAACTGTCGTATTGCAAACATCGATTATAAAAAAGGAGATGTAGTTACAGATAAACAAACTTGAGGATTTTATCCAACGGTTATGAAAGTAACAAATGCAACGATTGAGAAAAAAGAAGAAAAATCAGAAACAAAAAAAGAAGTAACTGAAAATAATGAGGAGAAATCCGAGGTTATTTCTGAAACAGAAACAGAAATAAAAGAAGAAAAATCTGAAACTGAAGAAGTGTCAGCAGAAACAAAAAAAACGAGGAAATCTAAAAAATAATTTTATTTCAATTAGGAAAAAATAATGACTTTAAAAGCACCATTAAATCCTGGACATATGATTCCAAACTCTATGGAGGTATATATTGCTAAAAGATGGAGTGATCCTTTGATTCAATTAGGATTCTATAAAGACCAATCAATAGCAAGTGCAGGAGAAACAACAGATGATGTTTATTCAAACGGAACTTTGAAGAAAACAAAAGATGGAGATAAAGTTACAGTAAATATTTCTACTCACGAAATGACTACTGAAAAACTTGAAATCTTACAATCTGGACTTGTAGAAATCCACGCCGGAACAGTTACAAGTGAAGTATTAAAAGTAAATCCTGGAGATTGGAGTTTCGATAAAGATGTATTACTTGAATACTCAAACGGAGATGGAACAGCCGTAACGGTTGCAAGTGTATCTGCTCTTATTGATGGAACTGAAACAACTCTTACAGCAGATACTGATTACACTGTAGGAGCAACAATCTTTGGAGCTACTTATATCAAACTTAAACAACAAACAACGGTTGAAGAAGTAACAACAGGAGTTCTTGATGAAAATGCTCCAAGTACTGTAAGATTGACTATTACTTATAGCTCAACAAATACGGCTCAAGTAATGGATCATAAATCAAATGCTCTTGCTTCTCCTTTCGTTATGGTATTGGTAAATGAATACGAATACAACGGAGAAACAAAGAAAATCACTACTTATGTTGATAATTGTCTTGCAAATAAAGCATTTATCGAACAAGTAGCAGATAGTGACGGAACAACTGCAGGATTTCCAGTAGAAATCACAGGAACTGTTATTAAACAAGATTTTGAAGGATTCTCTATGAATGCAAATTCTTAATCTAAAAAAACGAAGAAAAATCTGAAGGTTGCTTAAAGGGTAACCTTCATAATAAAGCATAATGGTATTCTTCGTTTTCCCATTATGCTTTTTTATAAGATAAATAGATAAAATGATTGATTTACAAACCTTTCTTGATGGATATAAAAAGAGTGAAGTGGTTTTCTGAAAAGAGAAACGAGTATTTAAAGAACCAACTTTAAATGAATTGAAAAAGCCGGTAAGTGAGATATTGAAAAATAATTGCATTGAGTGAAAATATGAGAAGTTTTTAGAAAGAATAAATCAATTACCGTGTTCACAACATAAAGAAGTATTGGGGAAAATTATGGATGAATTGGGTTTAGCATAAAGGACTCTTGAGAAAGTGCATATTGAGAAGTCCTTTTAATCTTCACAATAAGTTGTTTAATGCACTGTTACGGATTCAAAAAAGAAGAAATTGAAACGTTAACAATGAGCCAGATTTCTACTCTTTTTGAAATGTATGGATGTATGAAAAATCCAGAAGGATTGAAGAAGTATAAGAAGATGAGCTTTAACAGTTGAATGGAGTTTGAACAGTATTTATTACATACAATGAAATTTATCTAAAAAATAACACTTTTGAAAATCTGATTATAAAGAAGTCAGATTTTTTAAATTATTATCAAAAGCAAATGATAAGAACAAGTTTAATAAATGGTGTAATCAATCTTGATTCTGATTTCAGCAAGTATATTGAAAGCCTTTCTAATCCTTGAGTAATTGAGGGTTTTAATGTTCAAGATTGAGTAGTTAAACCTTGAAAAGCGCGAGTAAAAGCAGAAAGAACGAATGGAGAAACGATTTATTGTTATGTAGAAAATACGGAAGATGTTTCTCTCTCTTGAAATGATTGAAAAGTTTATATCGTGATAGACCAAGAGGATATTGATAGCGGACTTGTAAGCGAAGATGGATTGAATATCGCAAGAATAGAAGAAGGAGAAGTCCGACCTGTAAAGAATTTCTTGAAATTAAGTACCATTGATAGCGGAGATGTTACTGATGAAAGGTATTTTATTACCAATGTTTCAGAGTTATGAAGTGCAGTAAATAATTACGGTCCTGCTACAAGCGGAACAGATTCTTATACTGTAAATATTCAAGGAGTAACTGAATATAAAGTAGGAAATGTCTACAGATTTATGGCAGATGTAGATAACGAGTGAAACGCTACTCTTAATATTAATGGGCTTTGAGCTGTAGAAATTAGAAAAAACCACGATAAAATCCTTGATAATGGAGATATTGAAGCTGGTCAAATAGTAGAGGTTGCTTATGATTGAACTTAT